ACCTCAGCCAGTTGGTGGATATTACCAACCACAGCAACAGCCTATACCTCTGAGCCAGCAACAGCAGTTTCCCCCTCAGGTTAATTCAAGCGGTCAACCTATTCAGCAGAACGCTCAATATGCAGGTGGTCAGCAGCAGAGTCTTCCCTTCCCTGCCCAAAACCAATAATATATAAGGTATGGAAATCCATCTAGTAAGAACCTCCACTGGTCTTCGCCCCTACACGGATGATGATTACGAGGAAATGAAAAAGATAAAGGTTGGTTCCATCGTCAAGGCGAACATAGTTCGACCAAGGAACATCAAGTTTCATCGCAAGTTCTTCTCCCTTATCAGAGCAGCATGGGATTGTCTCACAGAGCAGCAGCGCACAAACCTACGTTCTATAGACACATTCCGTGAGCAACTTCTGATAACATCAGGATTCAGCGAACCGCTTTACGACCTCAACGGACAGAAGTTCTTGGAGCGAGCCAAGTCTATCTCCTTCGCCAAGATGGATGAGCCAGCCTTCAATGAAGTATATAGTAGAGTCTTAGACACCATCCTCACGATACTCTATGCAGATGGTGTTACAGAAGACGAATTTAATAAAATTTTACAAAATTATAGTTGATATGACACGTAGAAACGACAAGCGCAACAACAGACGTAATCGTCAGAGCAACAACACCCCAGAGTTACCACCATTTGCACAGATGCTTTTCGGAGCAATCGTTGGCAAAGGTGTAGACATGATTGCCAAGAAGATGGCAGAGATTGCCGAGGAAGAGACTCCTGATATTCATGCAGAAGGCATCAGTAATCAGGACGTTACCAACATCAATAACGGAAAGGCGAGTCTCACCAAATGCACTATCCCGACGGATGGTACAGCCGTAGAACTTTCTATTCCCAACAACCTTCAAGTCTTCATCGGTGAGGATGGCAAGCCGATGATTCGCAAGAAGATTGAAGGAGACGAGAAGAAGACTCCTGATGATAAGGAAGGCAAGCCTATCACTTATGATGATATTTGTAAGGATTTGTTCTATAACAAGGATGCGTACTACCTTGATGAAAGTAACAATGTTTCATCATGGGTAATGACTTCTTCAAATTACAACGACTTCGACAACTGCACATCTATTGCTCAGGCAAAGCGCATGATTGCCTTCAACAAGTTGCAGAACATCGCCAAGTATCTCAACCATGGTTGGAAACCGAACTTCATAGATGGTACAAAAAATTGGTTTATTGCCAAAGAATATTTCGGAGAATATAAAGCCAAGTTTACTTACTCTGGTAATTATGGAATTGTTTTCTTCAAGGAACAAAGCCTTGCAAATGAAGCTATCCGTCTGATGGGTGAAGAATCTCTCAACAACCTTTTCTCAACCGACTGGTAATGGCAAGCTACGCTGAAATCAAAGCTAAGCTACAGCAGGAAGGCAAGAAGATACGCAAGCGTTCATCCTATGATGAGCACAACTTGCAAGCCGCAGAGGTCAGGTATATCCGTGGGGTATATCCTGACCTTGAAGGTGTCTTCTTTGCCGTTCCTAATGGTGGCAAGCGAACCTCCCAACAAGCCGCATGGCTCAAAGAAGAAGGTATGAAGGCAGGAGTATCTGATATGCTGCTTCTGAAGCGCACCTCCCAGTACGGTTTCCTATGCATAGAAAACAAAACACCGAAAGGTAGGCAGGAACCCGAACAGAAGGTATTCCAGCATGAAGTAGAACGACATGGTGGTAAGTACATCATCATCCGCTCTATAGATGAATTTATCCAAGCAATCGACAATTATTTAAATGGTGAACTATGACAGATGAAATCAAACAAGCCATCCAGCTTCTAGAAGAGAATGGCTACAAGCTTACTGCTCCTCCAAAGGAAGTCAAAGACGAATATACCTTTGAGCGAGCATGGAACCTATACGAAAAGAAGGTTGGCTGCAAGGCTAAACTGGAAAAGAAGTGGAACTCCATGAGCCTGAAAGACCGCAAGGCAGCTATAGAGTATATTCCTCTCTATGTAATTTCACAGCCCGACAAGCAGTACAGAAAGAACTTCCAAACCTTCCTCAACCAGCGAGGTTGGGAAGATGAAATCATCGGAGCAACGCCACCGCCAGCATACGTTAACGAGAATCCTTCCGAAATCAGTCAACTCATCGCAAAGACGAAGGCTGAACAGAACGTAACAAATGCGGATAAGGACAACGTTTTCAAGACACGCATCATAGGAATGATAGAGCTTCTGCAAAAGAATCCTCATAGCCTATGCCGAAAGCAGTTGGAGATATATCGTGATAACGGAACCTTGGAACGCTTGGGCATCCAATGGAATCCATAAACCACAAATCTGTTTACCAAAATGATAGCAATCAGTAAGTACAACAAGCAGCATCCTCTCAGAGTCTTTGAGGCATTCGCAGGATATGGCAGTCAGAGCCTAGCCTTCAAGTACCTCAAAGATAAGCATCCTGAGTTCGACTTCAAGGTTGTGGGCTACTCAGAGATAGAACCATCAGCCATCCAAGCCTACGGACTCCTGCACGGAAGAGATATTCCGAACTTCGGAGACGTGACAAGGATAGACTGGAATGAGGTTCCCGACTTCGACTTCATCAGTTGGTCTTCTCCATGCCAAGACTTCTCCAATGCAGGACTTCGCCAAGGAGCAGAGGAAGGCAGCGGCACACGCTCATCCCTTATCTTTCAGGAGAAAAGAATGCTGGCAGTAAAGAAACCGAAGTATGTGATGCTAGAGAATGTGAAAGGTCTACTCTCAAAGTCAATGAGGAAGTACTTCTTCCAGTACGTCAAAGACCTTGACTCCTTCGGTTACACCTCCTTCTACAAGGTACTGAATGCCAAAGATTACGGAATCCCTCAGAATCGTGAGCGCATTTTCGTAATATCCATCCTACGCACAGAAGACGAGCCGAACCCAGAGTATCACTTCCCTTCTCCCATTAAACTAGAGACAACGGTTGAGGACATCTTGGAAGACAACGTATCTCCCGAATATTTCCTATCCCAGCCCCTTCTCGAAAAGTATCTCACCAAAGCAGACATCAATGAATCAATCGAAAAACTCTACCCCGAAGATAGCAATACCGAAAACTGCTGATGGATGCTCACCAACCATCACATCATCGTTTAGCGCAGGAATCAGCATAGCCAATCTTCTTGGTGTTGACCATTTCCCTAAGGGGGGGTATTGATAATCAAAAAGTTACAAGCAGAAAACTGCTCATCAACTCAGACGTAGATGGTTTAAGTAGAACCATCCGTACAAGTTATTATAAGGCTGGTTTTGCTAACTATATACATAATGATGGCAGAGCAGCCAACGCAGTTTTAATCATCAAGAAATTATAATGTGCGACAAAATTATAAAGCTAGCAAACCTCCAAATCAAAGGCAGGATAGAGCAGCAGACCAGAGTCTACTCCACCAAGGGAATCTCTCCTACTCTAAATTCAGCTATGGGGCACGGAGGTAATTGCATCCCACTATTCTTAATCGTAAAAGAGATATGAGAAAAGCCATTCTCTACAAGGAACGCACAGCCGAAGGAAGGATGCTACGCAAAGCATACGACACTCATAAGTGCAGCTTCCACGCAAAGATGAAGCATAGAATACCACGTACCGATGGACTCAGTAACACAATCACAAGTTTCTTTACAGACAACTTAGTATTAATAGTAAAAGAGATATGATAACCGGAGGAAAGAGAATGAAATCCCTGCTCCTATAAGGGAAGGTGAAACCTGATGTAGGTGGTCAAGTTCTCGACATCTACAACCAAGCTGTAATGCAAGGTATCTCCCCTACCATCAAGACAACCATTGATACAGCAAACATGACATTCGTAACAATCATGAACAAAGAAATCATTCACACCGCTCCTAACGGAAAGCGATACTCCATCCAAATCAGGAAGTACACTCCAAGAGATTGTTTCCGACTGATGGGAGTTCACGAATCTGACATAGACAAACTCCTGAGCAAGGAGAAGTCTGGTCAACTTATTATCAGCAAGAGCAAACTCTATGCACTGGCAGGAAACTCAATAGTAACCAACTGCCTGACCGCCATGTTCGAGGAACTGATATTCCCCTCAGGGAATCACTACCATGACAAGACAGGTCAGCTATCCCTATTCTAACATGAACATATTCGGCTATATCAAGGTAGGCAAGCGAGTAAGCAAAGCCCACCGCCTTCTCTTTGAAGGAAAGACCCTTGTGTTATGGTATAAAGACAAGCCTATCATCGGAACAATGCACGATGACTTGTGGTATCAGCAAGACCTAAACGGAATGTTGGAGCAATTAATGTTCCAGTCCGAAGTCACACACGTCTCATTTTTACCTTCGCCTCATGAAGACAGAGAAAGAAAAAATCCTAGCCATCATCGCTGAGATTCAGGCAGAGCGTGAAGCTGCCCACATCGTGCCGCCCCACGTCCTCACAGCAGAAATCATCAACCGAGGATTCCACCAGCCTTATCAAGCCCTCAACGAGTTGTGTGAAGAAGGTAAGATAGACTGGTGCCGCACCCTCAACGATATGGCATTCACTATCAGAAAATAATAAATCAAGAACAATATGGAAATTATAACGCAGAAAGAACTGGCATCCTTAGCAGAAAATGCTTTTAATAATGCCGAAAAGCATGGTTTCTATACTGAGAGCACAGAAATAGAAACCGCATTGATGCTCATCATCACAGAAATGGCAGAAGCTGTTCAGGCAGACCGACACAATCGCCACGGAAGTATCGAAGACTATGAGAGCGAGATTCAGATGGGCAGAGATATTCCTACCGCCTACAAGAACGCTCTTGAAGGAACGGTTGAATCCGAGTTCGCTGATATTGCCATTCGTATCTTATCTCTCTTGGGATGGATGAAAAGCAATATGCTGATTAAACTAAAAAGCGATTCTAGCCTTGCTGACAAATATGAAGTTGCCAAAATTCAATATAAGGTTCAAAACACAATCAATAAAGGCAGTATCGCAAAAGATTTGTACCGACTCAACGGACACTTTAGTAGGTTTGTTGATAATGAGTCTTGCAGTTGGTTTGTATCAGATACCCTTCAGGATATACTCATGAAGGTATTCGCAATCGCTCACAATAACAATATCGACCTGATGGAGCATATCAAGTTAAAAATGAAGTATAACGAATCACGTCCGTATCTTCACGGATGCAAATATTAGGAGGACAAAATTATGTTTGGAATAGAACAGATTTCAAGAAGGTGCTTAATGACTTTGAGTGATGGCAGCAAAATCCAAGCTACCATCTACATTCCAAAGCCCACCAAACCCATCTTCCCTGAGCAGATGGAACGCAATATCATCGAGAATTTTAACAAATCACAACCTCTTGCAGTAAACAAGGTTGTAAAGTGTCACATAATGAGAAATTAGTTATGGAAGATTTACCTATTGGCTCAGAAATCATCTTGAAGGTGGTTAAAAGCGAGACAGAAGAATGTAATGGTTGCTTCTTTGACGAGATAAGCAGCAATATTTATGAAAATATCTGCAAAGATATTTGTTGTGCCGCAACCGAGCGAAAAGACAAAAAGAATGTTCAATTCAAAAGAGTGAAGTAATTATGATAGACGATAAGAAAATAGAAGAAGCTGCTAATAAGCATATTGAGACAGAGTATGCTAGATACAATAGTGGCGAGGTTGAGGAAGAAATGATTTGTCTTAGGGGCAAAGATAGCTTCAAAGAAGGATGCTATCAAAAAGTATAATCATCGTAAAAAGTAAAGTGTATGTATTTTGAATATAGAATAGTCAAAATTGAGAAAGGTTTGTTTCTCATCGAATATAAGACCGCTCCTTATGGAGTTTGGCATGAAGTAAAAAACAAACAGTTCAAGACTAAGCCAAAGGCAGAAGCTTGGGCTAGAAAGAACTTAGTTTAATGAAGTAAAGCGTATGGAAAAGTTAGAATATATTCCAGGAGATTTGGTATTTGCCAATGGAAAATTATGTGAAGTTGTAGGCGATAGTTATTTGGGTTATGATTTTATTGAAGTCAGCGAATATGTACATGGTAGTTTCGATAACAATGTATCTATAGTATCAAAAAGTCAAGAGGTGTATGGGATTCCTTTAACAGAGGAAATCCTTAAAGCAAATGATAAAATAATACATTATCTACAACCATACAATATATACATGATTGGTTGGGTAAGTTTGCATCCAGACATTGATGATTATAAAAACAGAATTTTTGTTGTGTGCGCAAATGGAGAAAAGATAATGCCACCTATCCAATTTGTTCATCAACTTCAGCACCTCCTCTTCGGTCTAGGACTTAATTCAGAAATGGAGGGGGTAGGATGAGTATAGTATTATCAATCATATTCATAGCTATAGGCATAGCATTTATGTATGTAGGCATAAGATTTTGCAGATATGTATGGCTTGCTCATGAATGGCTGCTTGTTTTTGCAATAGGCTTGTGTTTTGTTTTTATGGCTATAAAACAATTAATGGAGGTGTAGGTATGGCATTAGAAGTTGTAGTTTTAGATAAGGATGAATATAAAGCACTTATTGATAATCAAGCTGATGAATATGAATTAGAGTATTTGAAGGCTTGCCAATATGCTTTAGAGTCCTTTAATAGAGTAAGAGGCTTATGCCCTAAGTGTAAAAAGTCCGTTATAATAGATGGATGGTGTTGTCCTTGTTGTGGGTATGATTCAAGTGGTGAAGGAGAATTATATAAATATGGTGATTAACGCCTTCGGGCATAAAAATATAATAGAATGCGTATAAGTGAATTTATTCAACAGCTTCAAGATGTTTACGATGAAGAGGGTGATATGGAAATTGCCATCAAGATAGATGATAACGACTTAGGTTCTGAACCTATTGTTGTGAAATCTACTATTTATGAACAACTTTATATAGTTAAATCCTAACCGCCTTTTAGACATAAATTTAAAGATATGACGAAAGAAGAATTAAATGTAAGAGTTAACAACCTACAAGGCATTATCAATGCTGCTAACGATGAGATTCGTTCTCGTGTAAATGATTACATAGAAAGCCTTCCATATAAGGTTGGTGACAAAGTTAGCTGCTCCAGATGTGATGTTTGTTGGATTACAAGCATCGTCCCTAAACGAGGTTACAGTGGCTATAATGGTGAGGTTGAAGTAAGAATCAACCCTGCTAAGAAAGATGGCACTCGCTCCAATAGAGAGTTTGTACTATGGAATATGGAAATTGATAGTATCAAGAAGATTGATTAATCATCCTATAAAGGATATAAATAAATAGAATATGAATACAGAAAAATTAGAAAGAGCAAATATCTTATCAAAGAGTTTAATTCCTAAAGTAAATGAACTCTTAAATATGTCTCCAAAATCAATGCGTAGTAGTCTTGCTGATGCTATTTATGAGCTTTCAGAGTGTGATGAAGAGTTTAAAACAAAATTCAAGCAGCTTCTGAATGAAACAAAACAGAGATTTCAGAAAGAGTTTGATGAGATTTAGTAACTAAACATCCTTATAGGATTATAATATAAAGTAATATGGAACAAATTTCATTAGAAGACAAAGTTAGTGAAACTTTGGGTTGGCTCGCAAATCAAATTGCGTGTATCCAAGTATATAAAAAGTGGGGCGAAGAATTTAAAAAGGAAAGTCTCAATAATGCTTGGCAAAAAGTTCAAGAACAATTTAAGAAAGACATTGATTGGAATGCTCTTACGGAAAGTCAGTGTAAGGCTTTACGTTTTGGAAGTTGGCAATCAGAAGAAGATGTTGAGGAAGAAATTTCTTGTTTACAATCTGCATTAGACAAGGGACGCCTTACAAAGGAGGAATTTGATAAGAAGGTTGCCAACGAGAAAAATACTCTTGGACTTCGTTTGATTCCGCTATATCTCTACCCTTCATTGCCTATAGGTATCACCCTAACGTCTATTGGAGGAGAAGAGAGAGTTTTTGATGGCTCAAACATTAGTACTGATATTAGATTTGGATGCCTTGCATGGGGTATTAAGCCGAAAAAAGATTAACTAACCGCCTCTCCCTTTTACAGGAGAGGGTAAAAAGAAGAGAATATGAGATTAAGTGAATATAAAGCAGGTGCTATCTTAGTAGATGGTGATAGCAAAGTGTTTATCCATGATGGTTTTGTTAACGCTGATGGATATGGTGTGATAATTGGTGAGGATTCTGATGGAATGATTCAGAAATCCAATGGTATTGGCAATTGGATGAAGTGTCACATTAAAGGTGTTGCGACAAAAGAACAGATTAGTGGGTTCTTTGCCAAGGTTCGCAAAACACAGAAGATTATCAATTACTAAGGATGGTAAAAAGAAGAGAATATGGAATTAGTAATTACAATATTAGGTTGGATTGCATTAGGTGTTATATATGCTTATCTGTTAGCAATAGTAGGTAAAATAATCTTTGATGCTGCAACCGCTGATTATAAGTTATACAAGCATGTAAGATTGTGTCGCAAAAGATTGCTAAGACAGCGATATGAAGATTACGCTTGGCTGTTACTACAGTTAGAGAAAGATACGGAAGTTTTCAATCTTACTCATAATACAAGAGATTGGACTTTTGAAGATTGGAGAGAATTTTATCTTAAAAAAGCAAATTAGGATAAGCAATGACTATAAGAATAGCTTATGTATAGACCGATTAAAATGTATCAGATTGTTTGCGATAGATGCGGAGAAGTGTTTGGTGGCACAGATACTTGCTCTGCACTATTCAGCAACAAAGAAGTCGATATTGGTGACTACTCTGATTGGGAAATGATAGATGGTAAGCACTATTGTCCAGATTGTTATGAAGTAGAGGTCATTGATGGAGTGTATAACGTTAAAGCAAAGGAGAAATAGATATGGAAGTATTAAAAGACATAAGTCAGTTAACAAAAGGTTGCGGAGTGACATTTATTAAAAATGACGATTTCCACTACTATGAGTACCTCATGGTACACCCTAATCGTGATACCTATTTTCTTTTTATAGATAACTGGTCGCAAGAAGTAGTACGAATATACATTAATGACCTCTTGTCAGGAGATTATTATGTTGGTAAGTACGACCTAATCTTCGTCATGGAGAAGAGAAAAGATTTCTTCAGACGAATGATAAAGAATTGTGATGAAAGAATTGAAGAACTTAAAAGTAAGTAGTTATGGCAAAACCTTACAGAATCAAACATAAGACTAGTGGGTTATACTATCAGCCTTCAAGAAATCATAGTAATCTTTCCAAGAATGGCAAGGTGTACATGACAAATAACTCACTATTGATGATAAATAATAGCTATGATTATATAGCTATTAGTGTTAGAAAAGGCACGAAGGTACATGATATTTTAGAAAAAGAAATGCCTTTAAAAGGTATAGAACGTTCCTGTGGTGCAGAAGTTTGTTATCGTGTTCCAAAGAGTGAATTTGAAAAAGAAGAATTATAGCTTATGAAAATAGAAAATATCAAGTTCAAGGCTAAACGTCTTGACGGAAAAGGATGGGCAATCGGAGATTTGCTGCATTCTTACGAGAATGGTGCTATCATAGTTCCCATAGAAGGTGGCGGTGCATTTTCTGTTGACCATTCAACAGTCTGCCAGTTCACAGGAATGAAAGACAAGAACGGAGCACCTATCTATGAGGGGGATATAGTTATGCACAAAGATAACAATGCGGAAAGAAGAGGTGATATTAATTGGGATAGTAAAGCTGCTGCTTTCTGCTTTGGTCAAGATTTCTTAGTTCACTACCATTCTGAAGATATGGTAGTTGTCGGCAACAAATTCGATAAGTAGCGTATGAAGAATAAGATATTAAACTTAATCAATTCAGCCGTTTGGTTTGTCTTGTGTTTGTTTGTAGGAGCATTGATTTTTGGGGGCATTCGCTCGTTGGCTAATAGCAATGCACCTGCAAAGAAGATTGGTATGTCAGTATTCACTGAGGAAGGACACGATTATCTGGTTGTGGACACGAAACATGGTGTTTGCGTTGTTCACGCAGAGAGCTGCCCTTGTCATAAAAAGAAGTAGCGTATGGAAAATAATATGTTTGAAGATATTGTCGCTGAAGGCAATATAGTTGTGATAGGTAATGATTGGATTGTGCTATGTGAGTGTTGGAAACCAGAATATCATAATCTGTTCTGTTATCTTTATCTCCATAAGGAAGATAAGAATTTAATGGTAGGTTCTCATTTTGGAATGACCGAGGATAAAAAAAAATCTACTCGGTTGGCTACCAACGAGGAGCGTCTTATGCTTTTTGAAGAAATGTTCAAGTATGGAATTACTTTCGATAAGCACGAACATCGTTTGATTGGAAAGTTAGTTGGTGTATGAAGATTAGATTAGCTAAGAAGATAATGAAAGCAGACATTTATGCTGATTATCCAAGTAAGCATCCTTCACCTTACTGGAAAGCGAAGTTTAATGAAGCTTATAACGGATATGGTTGCTTTATGTTCTGTGATGATAGAATCAAGTGTAAATACCGCAACAAGTTCGATCATCGTATAAAAAAGGCAATTAATTTAACAATATAAGTAGTTATGGACAAAACAAAATTACATTCATCATTACTCTTCCTGATGCTAAAACTGGAAGAGGCAAAGAGCAACCCGATGTCTGACAAGAACTTTGTTGCTGCATTGACGGAAGTTCTCAGATATTTCCGTGATAACGGAGAGTTGAAGAAAGCCTATGAAAGCCAAAAGGATTCATTGGCAGAAATGGCAAATAGTTCTTGGGCGAAAGTACTAAAGGAATATATTGCCTCCAAAAATAAAGAAGACGGAGTTGATGCAAAGTTACCAGATATAGATGAACTTATTAAGAAACTAGCTTCTGATGAGTTCATCGAAAAGAAAATCAAAGATATTCTTGGAGAGAATGATGTGGATAGCGGAAAGGAGAAATAGCGTATGAAGAAACAAATAATCTTAGACGAACAAGATATTAAAGAGTTTCACGAGGATGCAGAGCATCTACGTTGGCTATATAACAGAATGGTGTGTAAGCATGGTGAAAGCGTAAGCTTTGATTATATGCGCCGCTTTATCAAGATATTAAATAAGTTAAAGAATTTATAGCGTATGAAAATAGAAATTAAAAGAGTAACGGACTGGCAGCGTGTAGTTGATGCTGCTCGGTTCACACAAGGCAAGGAACCGCTGGGACATGAGCCTAGCGATGAGTTCAAGAAACAGATGATTCTCAGCGAGCATTCACCGCTCAGAGAATTGGAGTTCGATATTAAGATGTATGGCATACCATACTGGGTGAGTAACCATTTTGTTCGCCACGTTCATGCTCAGCCATTCGTCTCCACATCTAGACCAGATATTACTGGCTCCAAGGTGTCACGCCACGATATGCGTCAGGATGATTTGGTCAACTTGCAGCTATCCCTCAATGCTCAGGAGATTATCAATATCTCGAAGTTGAGACTCTGCAACAAGGCATCCGAGGAGACGAGAGAGGTGTGGTATAAGGTTCTTGACGAGGTGGCACGAATTGAACCTTTGCTTGCATCCGCTTGTGTTCCTCAATGTGTTTATAGAGGTTTCTGCCCTGAGCCGAAATCATGTGGCAGAGATAAGATAAGCATGTTTCCCATCATAAGAAAATTCTACAAAAATCTTGAAACATACAAAAGCAACCAATGAAGAATCCTAAATATATCGTTAACGAATTTGTCGGTGGGCACTTCGAGTACACCACTCCCTGCCCATTCGGCATCCAAGGCAAGTACACCAACGAAATACTATATGTAGGTAGCCTTGCTTGCCAGCGATGCGAGCACTTCCGAGGTATCAACAAAGAAGATGGTATCGTATCTTGTGGAATCGAATAGTTTTAAGAGTGCAGCCTATCTGCATTCTTCTTAATAATTAATCAAATTTTATATATGAATACAAAGAAAATCTCAATTATCCAGCGTATCAAGGAGAGATTCCTTGGCAAGCAGTTCTTTATTGCAGTAATCGCTAACAAGGGAACCAGTTCCTACTTCGTCAACTCTACCATCTACCGCTCAGAGAAGGAGGTGAAGGCTTACAAGAAGTACATCACAACAGATGAGCGTATGAAACAGAGCTTCGATTTCGTAGGCTATTATGGTTTCCGTTCTAAGTTCGACTTCCGCATTCCTCTTAGCGGAAAGCCAGTATCAGTTGAAGAGGCAAAGAAACTGGCAGAGAAGTAGTATGGGAAAGTTGATAGACCTTACTGGACAGCGTTTCGGCAGATTACTCGTCTGCCGAAAATCTGATAAAGAGAACCACCAGCATGGTGCGTTCTGGATATACAAGTGTGATTGTGGCAGGGGTTGTACGGTTCTAGGTTCTGCTCTTCGTGACGGACGAACCAAATCATGTGGCTGTTACCGCTCAGAGCGAGCATCTGCCATCATCACCAAGTATGGCAACCGCAATGGCAGACCCAAGCGGAAAGAGAAAGTTAACGGATAATATACATTTTATCACTTTTCATATTATATTTGCAACATGAAATTCAAGTATTTAATAGATAAAGTCAATGGTTTCAGACACCGCAACGATTTTGTGGTTCTGGACGGAAGAGCAAACTCGGTCACGCTCTCCAAGGGCATCTACGACCACATCATGCAGAAGGAACGTATAGACAATTCCATCTTCGTGTTCAGGTTATCTGACCGAGGTACATACGGATTCTGCATGCGTGAGGACTGGGAAGAACTTCGCAAAGCCAACACCGCCTTCTCTCAGCTTCAATTCAATCAGAAGTATAAGAAGGTAGGTTTCCGAAGTGACTACCCTTCCATCACCGCCATCCTTGATGAGTACAACCTTCCTCTCAACAGAATGGTTCGCCTTACTTGCATCCCACGCAAGTCAGCCAAAGGAGAACCTTATTACGAAATCATGCGACCAAACTTAAATTCGAGCACATGGCAACAAGACAAGAAGTAATACTCAAAGGGCTTACCCACTCTCCATCCGACTACGATTGTCAGGATGGAGAGTTGGCAACCTGCCTCAACCTCATCAACGAGGATGGGGCACTCCACCCTATTCACCAGCCAGTAGTAGCCGAGCAGAACATCACGCTGGATGCAGGAGATACTATCGAACTGGTGCATAAGGTAACACATAATGAAACGATTCACTCTCACTACATCATCCGTAAATCAGATGATACTTGGTACTGGATGGAGAAAGGTGGTGACGGAACCAAGAATACCATCGACTTAAACGGATTCCACGTCAATGCCGTTACAGCCGTAGGCAATATCCTTTCATTTGTTGGCGATAGTAAGATATTATATTGCTATTGGGATAATGGGATTTATCGTGTTGTCGATTTTACGGAGGTAACTTACGATGCAAAACTTACACGCACATCTTTTAAAATGAGCGTAGATAGTTGGGTTAAGGATAACACTATCACCGAACAAGGATATACTCTTCCTTTAGAGGATTTTGATTCTTATGGATTTCCTGAAGAACTAGGAGAAAATGTAACTACTAGACTTTTCGCTAGTCAGGATGCCTATGTTAACAAATACATGGACTCTTATTCTTTTAAATACATACAATTTGCTATCCTTGCTATTCAACTATATGATGGCTCATACATACAAATTGGCAATCCATTTATACTTGCCCCAAAGGAAAGAATTGAAGATAGTATCGGATTCCGCTGGACTAGAGATGGAGGTGGAATGACAAGTGGAAATCTTAATCTTACTTATGAAGCTGATAATATATATGCAACCTATAAAGGTCAAGAAATAGATAACTACGAGCTTTCCGTAAACATTAAAGATATTGACAAATACAAGACTTTAATTAAAGGGGTTGACATGTTTATTTCTAACACCTTATTCCCTTATAATACGAATGGCAATATCATTGCTAAAGAAAATCGTTTCTATTTCCGCAATGATAAAGGACGTATGAAAATTTCAGATTATTCGTATATAAATGGTAAGTTTGTAATTGGTGTTAGAAACTATCATTACCAGCCATATACAGAAGAAGAGATTTACGAGAAAATCGACAATTTGTCATTCTATAAGAGCACAAGTTTCTCTTTTGATGATGTTAAGGATGGAACTTCAAAGAAACTGAAAAGGGTTTTAGGAACAGAAGATAGTTTGCCTATTGCAGACCTTCAACGAGAATCGTATGGTGCAATGTGTGCTATAACATATAACAACAGATTACATCTTGGAAATGTTATGTCTTCCATCACCACACGATGCAATAATGGTAATGGGTATTATTCTCCAGTTGCGCCAAACAAGAGCCTTGTGGAGGATAGTTATCAGTTCTTGTTTAGATACGAACCAAAGGGGCAGTTCAATGGAAACTACATAGATAACTTCGGTACAGACCAAGATGGTAGCAACTGCATAGATAAGATATGCCAAGTTGTTTCCAAAGTATATCTCAAAATAAACAACAAGGATGAAGTTTTTTCTTATTACGATGAACTTCATTACCCTCTACCACCTATTCTTTCTTTCCCTTCAAACAAGGCGAAAGTAATCGATTTACTTATCAGAATCCCAGAGAGAGGTGTTTACTCTTGTTATAAAAAGTCATTCAGTTTATACGAGAGCGAAACATTTGGTTTTAACTATGCGGTCAATTATTCAAATGGAACATTCTGCCCTATCCAAGCTAACGATGTTACTATGAACTACGAGAGTTGGACGGTTACTATATCCCAAGACCCATCGTGGAAGAAAATTTCAGAAGAAGAGTTTAATCAAGAGAAAGCAAACATCAAAGAATCCACTATAAATGGCAGCAGAACACCATCATTAGTCAAGGTGAGTGAAGCAGAGAACCCTCTAGTCTTCCCTGCAAAGAATAGTGTTCAGGTTGGCTCCTCCATCGTTAGTGCAATGGCAGCCAATACACGACCAATCAGCGAAGGTCAGTTTGGTGATGCTCCTCTCTATGCCTTTACAGATGAAGGTGTGTGGGTGCTGATGCTGGGCGATGAAGGAACCTATATTGCCAGACAGCCAGCCAATAGAGATATTTGCTCCAACCCGAAGGGCATTTTGCAGATTGATGATGCCGTTCTGTACCCTACTGAACGAGGAATTATGATGCAGAGAGGACGAGAATCTGAGAACATTACAGACGCACTAGATGATTATCCTTTCGATTTTCTATCCATTTATTCACATTCAACAAAGGATAAGACCTATCCGAATAAACTCCTTGCTCTAGGTAATATCCCTGAGTCAGATGTGAAGTATGTCCGTTTCCGTAAGTATCTCGAAGAAGCTGGCATGATTTACGACTATTACGATAGCCGTATCATCGTTTTCAACCCGAACTATACTTATGCTTACGTTTATTCGTTGAAGAGTAATATGTGGGGAACCATGCACAATGTCTTCAACAAGCGAGTAAACATATATCCTGAGTCATACGCTACAGACAAAGCAGGAAACATACTTGATGTGTACGTGAAGGAGCCAACAGAGAATGTTCCTTTCTTCCTTTGCAGTCGACCTTTAACACTTGGGCAAGATATTTACAAGACTTTGTTCGATTGCATCACAAGAGGATATTTCAGCAGCATTCAGGTAGGAAAATGTGGGACGGTTCTATTCGGAAGTAATGATTTGGTTAATTGGTACTACGTTGGTTCTTCTGTTAATATGTATCTTAGAAACCTTGTAGGTTCTCCATACAAATATTTCAGGCTTGCGCTTATGGGCAGCCTTGCCCCAAAAGAATCTATCAGCGCATTATCTATAGATTTCCAACCAAGATTACAAAATAAACTCAGATAATTATGACAGAATATACGTTATCAGATTTTAATCAGGATTTAGCGAGAAAAGGGGCATCTGTAGGCTACATGGATGGCAACAATAAAATTCATATAGCCACAGAAGTAGGCTTTTATATAAGCAGAAAGTCAAATTTCATCGGATATGTTAAATTTGTCAATGAGGTTTATGATTTTCTTTTTGATGGAAGTTTCTATATAGGAGATATAAAGCAATATCTTAAAATCGTATCTTCTACCATCACAAAGACAACTGGCACAAAACTCGTCAGAGAAACTTCTTCCGATGGCACATCAAACGCTCGCCCATTCCCTAGAAACGGAATAGCTACCGCATCAGAGACAGATGGAACAGAGAAAAGCGGCAAAGAAGAGGAAATCTTCTCAATCGCTACCCTACAGCCTAGAGAAGAAGTAGCCGCAAGTTGCTTGCAGGCTATGCTAAAGAAGTATGAGAATCCGCTCAATATAGACAACACCAAGATTAAGCAACTTGTAAGCAAGTCATTCTTGTTTGCTCAGGAGTTCATCAATCAGGCTGTTCTGTATCGTGAGAAGGAGACAACATCGGCAACCGTTGAAAACAACAAGTACGCATCAGTTGATTCTGATTCTCTCAGCAGCGACACCGATAAACTGCTATACAACATAGCTACAGCTATCAACAACTTTATCGCTCAGGATAAGAACCAGTATGCCGACCAGCAGAAGAACGGATTGAAGCTGGCTGCTACAGACGTAAATGTCAAGACCTTACCTGAGAGTATCAATATTAATGCTGCTGTTACTGGTTCGGTAACTACCAAGCAGGAGTCCACGTCTAGTGGAACATAAACTTAGATAAATATTAAGTTTGTCATTTAATACAATAAAGGGTAGCAGTCCGTGATGGATAGCTACCCTTGCTTTATCTAGTCTTAAACGACTAACCTAAAATGGATGCAACCTGATTCTTGCTCTAACAGCCGAGCGGTTGCTTGCATCCTTAATCTTCTGTTTCTTATCCTCAGCGAGTGCCCAGAACCTATCAGCACCATCAGGATAAACAATCATCAACCATTCATAAAGGCATTGGTTCACGATATAGTCATGCAAGTAGACGGTCATGGTATGTACACTTGTCTTAGAAAAACCTTGCGGCATCCTCATCGCCAAGTAGTAGGCATCCTCATCGTTGGTAGGCGAACCTATACACTCTTCCCACTCGTTGGAATCAAAGCCGCCACCGAGCATTTCCACCTTGGTGAAACGGAAAAGCATTTCTCTGCAATCCTCTACTGCTGAGTCTAGAATCCTTGCTAACTTATCTCGGTTTCCTTCCTCTGATACGTCAAACACATTCTTTAATTGTTTTGCATCTATACCTTTCTGCTTGGAATAAGAATCAGCAAAAGAAAAAGCAGTATTCTTGATGTCATATACCAACTCATTCTTTTCCAACTCTATCATCACTTTATATCCTTTATTACAATACCTCATATCCTATCCTCCTATCTTGTTGGTCTTTTACGTGTATAAATGATTGCGTCAATCTTTAGCAGCAAAACGTTTGCCTTGGAGAGATAATCTTCCACCTTATCCTTATAGACTACTGAGCACCATTCTGCTACTATTTTGTTGACTACATAACTAAAAACCGTTGATTCTAAGGTCTTAAATAAACTCTCATTAAAAAGGCTGCTTACTCTCAGACCAAAGACCTCGTTGCTGCCTGAGTCACACTTCTGCCATCCAAGAATACTCTCCAAGGCTACGGAAACATCATCAATGGAATCTTCCCAAAATCCTTCCAGCATTTCTCTATCAGCTTCCGTCACAAACACTTGGTCATACAGACTTTTTCCGTTTTTATCCAAGTTCTTTCCTCCTATGTAGGCAGTAGTCTTTGCCACCTCCTCATAGATGTCACTTTTCGTGATTGTCAATGTGAAATTTGCCATTCTTTATCTTTTTATAGAGTTTATAACCTAATACGATTAGCAGCATGCAGAGTGCTCCAAAAGACCATACTGCATACTTCAACTGAAACTGCTCCCACTTGGAGAGTTGTTTTTCTACTGGGTAGGGAACTGGGATGGAGTCTCTTTTCAGGAAGGAATCCACCTTCACCTTATACACATTTTTATAAATGCTCTTCTCATGCCATCGGTCAAGAAAGCAAGTATCTCCCTTCTGTCTGAAGAAGATTGAATCACGCACAAAAACGCTGTCAGAAGTATGCAGCGTATCGTGTTTTACTACGTCCCGACATATAACTTTTTCCATCGGGACGTATTTTGTCTTGCATCCCGACAGAAGAAAAGCCACCAGCAAGATGCCAATCACGTAGAGTGCTACTTGCCAAAAATCAGTATCGTACCATTTTACTTTCATAGGCTAAACATTAAAGACCTTCTTTGCTCTTGTAAGGAACTTTCGTCTTGATTCCAAGCCGTTGGTTCCACCATTGATTGTCTTGGTAATAGCCACGAAACTATCACTATCAGCCAGTTTGTTCAGGTCATGTTTCCACCACCACCACATAGCACTCTTCGTTGCTCCTAGCGGAAGCTCCAGCAACTGAGGATTCTCCATGATGTCACCAGTGCAATACTTGCTGTTCTGATAAGCCTGATAGTTGGCTCTGCCAGTAATCTGAATCAAGCCCCTACCCCGATACTTGTAGCCATCACCATCTTTAAGGTTGCCGAGCATGTTCTTCAACTTGCCCACATCATACTTGTGAAAATAGTTTCTGTTGCCGAGTTCCTTGGTGTATCTCAGTTCACCACTTTCATGTGCAATTTGAGCCAAGAAATGAGCCATTCGCTTAGGAGTATCAATATGGAACACCTCAGCATAGCCATTGATATAAGGAAGAAACGCATTCACCTTATCCTTCGCATTCGGCATAATCGCCAAAATCTGTTCTCTTGTTACATTCATACTACTTACCCTCCTTCACTTGTTTCAGCATACTTGCGAGTTCGTCCTTCACCTTACTCTCAAAGTTTCCTAATTTGGTCTTAAAATAAATGTTTACCCCGAATATTGCTCCAGAGTAAACCAACGCTTGGCTGATGTACCAGAGCACACCATCCGAAATAATATAGTTGTTCAGAAAGAATGATAGGAAGGCGAGGACGATGCCGCTTACCACCATTCCAATAGCTGTACCATATTGCAATCCTTCACGCACGTTTGGAGTCATAACTTATCTTTTTATACTATTAACATTAATAATATGCAAAGATAAGAAATGATTACCAATTAGTTACTTTATCCGTTTATTGTGTGCCATATTTTGCTGGTAGGATGCAAGCAGTCAGGGTCTTGCAGATACTCGATAGCCATCAAAACCACCATTTCCTTCAACTCATCAGCATCTTTGCTATATCGCTCCAGCATCACATGATGGTCACTTCTCATCAGGTTCATAGTAACAGCCAAATCATGGATGGTATAGTCAGAAATATCATCCTGATGCTTGTCAAAGGCTTCTCTTATCTCATCATCCGAGAAGAAAGGAGCCGTATGCTTGGTTCCGTCAGCATCCTCATACCACATCTTGCTGATAGCATCATCGGCAAAGTGCTTGTCAAAATGCTCTTCGCTCAACACACCATACACCATCGCACAAAGATGATGCTCCTCCACATCGCTCAACTTGCATGAGAGATACTTGCCGACTGCCTTAGCTATAGCCAACATCTGTTCAGGAGCCATTTCCTGCTGATACTTTTCTACGAAATCTACGAAATTCATACCTATACAAATTAAAAGTTTATGATGTTGCAAAGATACGAATATCTTAAACGCAGCACCATAAACTCGCAGATATTTCTGTAGCTATCTGAATATCAGACAAATACAGTTACGATAAAAACACCTCCTTTCTTTATTCGTCCTTAAATCTGGTTCTCTTCTCTCCACCCCTCGTCCAGATGTCGCTTTTCTTGCGTTTCGCCACCTTTCCAATAACGTCATTCTCGTAAAGTTCGGGCTTATTCTCCCTACCTTGGGTCTCTGAAGCAACACCACCATTCGGGTTGCCACCTTGGCTGGCATCAGGTTTCCCATTGCCATACCATTCCTTGTCACTTGGTTTGTCTGCAATCATAACTATAAACTATTAACTATAAATTATAAACTAAGCAGCAAGCGGTGGGTTCTGTCCGTCAGGACTCACTCCCTGACCGCTCATCATCTGCTGCAACATCGCCTGAGCCTTCGGATTGCTCTGTGATGCCTGAGCAACTTGGGCTTGAAGCTGAGGAGAGAATCCTTGTGGAGTCTCACCATTCTGAATGGCTTGCTGGTTGGATGCAACTGATTGTAACAACTCCTCTCCAAATGGGAAATCTCCTACTTGCAGCAACTGCTCCAGCGTGATAGCCTGATTCTGCCACAAAGTCATAAGAAACTCATTTGCCATCTGTCTGTATACTGGAGTAGCCGTACTTTCCGTGATGTTGATGTCAAACTCAACGTCTCGTATCTTCTTAGGGTCGTAGTGTACAATCTGTCCTGCCCTACCCACGATATTGAAGTTACGAGCCACGTCATAGTACTGCTGCATATTCTTCACGGTCTTGTAAGCACCATCAATGATAAACTGACTGAAAGTCTCCAAAATATCAAGCAGCGACATGGTAGCATTCTGAGTCTGCTGGGCATAGAGCGAACCGCTCGTACCTGATACTCCTGGTTTGCCTTGCAGCGCACCATTCACTCCCGATATATCCTCAAAGAACTTCAACTGATAGCTGAGCAAATCACCGATACCGATATTCGTAGAGTTGTTCGCTACTTGCTGAGGAACCTGACCGCTCTTGTTCGGTTTATATCTCACCACACCATTGAATCTACTCCACTCATCGCAGAAATCATCCCAACTCATATCATCAGGCAGACAATCATCAGGACAGAGCAGCACACCCTTGGCACTCGCCCTCATGATGAAGTCATACATCGTGATTAGTCGGTTCACGTATCTCTGCTGGTCAATCACATCTTCAACGAAGCTGTGAATCTCGCCATCAATGTAAGGATAGAACTTAAAGCAGTATGGATGCTCACCATGAGCATAAGGAGTCTCACCTTCTCTCAGAATATCACCGAAAGGAGAAAGATAGTAGAAATGCCAGTAATCATCCATAAACCACTCGGCATCAATCAGAGGAATATCCTCTTCCAGCATACCAGCAGACAAACCTCGCCTGATTCTGTCTCTGTTCTCTGCATCTACAATATCAGCCTTATCCTCAATATCAATCTTGAAATCATCGCCATTGTTGTAGTCGTGACATCGGTACCTTGGCTTACTCTCCTTTCGCCAAACCTCAATCACTCGGCAGAGCGAAGGGTTGGCAGGATTCATAAAGTCGATGGTCTTAGGGTCGAACTCACCGAATCGCTGAGTGCAGTCAGCAATCACGAAATCTCGGTTAGCCGCCAACCGGTATATCTCCTTCAACTTACGAGCCTCAGCAGGAGACTTGGCAAACTCTCTCAATACGTTGCCGATGGTAATGTCATGTACCTCACCCAAGCAACTCACGTCCCAACCACGGAAATCCCTCATATTGTTGTCTATGAAGAAATTGTTCGGGTTCACGTAGTCCGTCCAACAATCCAACCTACCTCTTCGCCATCCATACTTTTTCTTATAGATAGCAGCACCGCTTATCAGGAACTCTTCCATGGTTCGTGCATCCAGTTCCGTCTCTCGGTTCAGTTGTCGGTTACATTGCAGCACCACGCTCATGGTCTCGCCATATCGCTTTTCATCCTTATCTCTAGCGTTGCATGTTGGTTCCTTGCTCTGGGAGCGATATACACCCAGTACATTCTTCACCAATCTTCTGATAAGGTTGTTCTTCAATGGTTCGCTACCCTGCTCACGGATATAGTCTTCCTCTCTGATACGCTTAGTAAAGCCACACTTGCTTTTGAACTCAATGGTATCGCCCCACTGGTCTCCATAGCAGTATCGCTTGTTTCTCAGTCTTCGCTTTCGGAAGTTATCCATGTTGTTATAGTATCGTTGAGCCTCCAGCAAGATAGAGAAGGCACGCTCGTAAGGCTTGTCAAATCGGTTCTTGGATGCCTTCACGCTATCCAGTTCTTCCTTGTCAAGTACCCTACTCAACGATAGCAGTTTGGTTTCTTCTTTCTTCTTCGCCATAGTTTATGATGTTTCTGTAGGTTCAACAATATGTGCCAGCTTCCGAGCCACCCCAAGCAATCCACTTGCGGTATCGGTATCGCCAAGACTGATGCAAGTGAGGTAGCCAGCCATATACACGATGGAATCCTTCAATGTTTCAGGCAAATCAATATTACCTTCACTAATAGAAGGCATACCCACATAGGTAAGCGATACGGTAGCCGTATTACTCTTGCTTGTGAAAAGTTCCAAGTACCGATTACCGCTATTATGAATGAGTGCAGCGATAGGTCGCTCAGGATTTCCCCTTACTCCGAATCGGTTACACTGAATCTTGTAGGCATCATCCTCTTCTGTTATTATCTCAGCCGAGCGATTCCAGTCACTAGCCTTCACGTTAAGGAGTCTAATCATGTCGGAAGGCAGATAGACGGTTCCCACATAAGCACCATTTGATTCTGCCCAAACAGTATTCAATCCATTGAAAGTCTTACCATCCAGCATACTGGCAGGAGCATCCTTCAATATGATTCTTGCTGCATCTACTATCTTACTCTGAATCAACTCGCCTTGCGACAAGGTATCAGAATCGGTAGGAGTCAGCAAGCCCGAAGTCTCTTGGTTTCTGTCCAAGAGCACCTTCACTTCTTTCACCAATTCAGATACAGCATACGTACTCATTACTCCAGTCCTTCTAGTTCAACACCCTTTTCCTTAGCAATATCCAAGATGTCTTCCTTGGTCTTCATCTTAGAACGGCTCACACCATAGGTCTCAGCCAGATATTCCTTGGCATCCTCAACATCTGTCACTACGTGGGTCTTCTTCTCGTCAACCACTTTCTTCTTAGCCTTGGCAGCAGCCTTCTTCTTGGCTTCCGCAGCTTCCTTCTTCTCGTCAATACTCTCCGCCAAGAAGAACTTGTCGTTGAACCAATAATGAGACTCGATTGCCTTCTGCACCTTAGGGTCTCTTGTCATATAGACACTACAGCCCATAGTCTTACCCTCAAAGACGATACGCATTCGCTCATCACCTACCATAACGCTGAATGCCAAATCAGTACCAGCTTGATATTTATTAAACATGATTATACCTTATTATATATGTGTTACTAAAAAAGGGATGGGGCTAGTGCCCACACCCCTCACTATTTGATGAATAAATTTGCAATTCTACCTGCTTTTTAGGCAGCAGCCTTGGTTCCATCTGTATCAGAAATGCTATCTGTTGCAGGAACCGCAGCAAGGCGCATACGAGCGTGTGCCTTAGGGTACTTCAAGTACAGACAAGCTACCTCCTGAATAACTACTGCATCGGTGTTACGGATGCCAGCCGCCTTCAAGTCGAGTACGTTTCGAGTCCAAGACAAGTGTACTCGCTTAACCAAGAACTCAGGGTCAAGGGCAAATCCGCAGTCACTCATGCCGAAGAGGTCAAACAACTCAGAGTGAATCATCAGCACCTCACCGAAGTCGGTCTCCCAACTCTTGAACTTCAACTTCCAAATATCAACGGTGTCCTTCAAACGGAACTTGTCGGAATCAATCTTACTGAATGCACTCACGAAGTCAGAACCAGCGATAATTACCTTGCGTTTGTTGCCGATACCAGTACCAACAAACAAATCCTTAGAAATGTCAACCAACTCCAAGTCGGTAATCACTCGCTCATTCTTGTTATAGCCCTTCTTAATATCGTCAGCAGTAGCAACATGACCTACCTCAATATCCTTACCAGCCATCCACCAGATACCCTTAGTAAACCACTGGGCAGAACCATCCTTAATTTCGTGCTTGATACAAGCCATATCACCGAAGAGATAAGTACCCTCCATGGCAAGACGCATATCATAGATGCTATCCTCCTCAATGTCTGAGAAATCCCAATCCACTCGCTTAGCAGCAATCTTGTCGAAGGTAGTCTGCTCGACCTGAATCATGAAGTTCTGACAATACTGAACCTCATTAGAAGGAAGGTTGTTGAAACGACCCGTCTGAACGTCCATTTCGCCACAACTCTTTGCCATACGGATAAGTTTCTGCCCCTTCTGTAAGACTGGAATACCGATAGCCTGCTTATTTACCAAATTACCATTTACAGCATACACGATCGGATAACCTTCTGTGTCCTTACCGCAAACGCAGAGTTCCAAATCAGGAGTAGGAGCATCAGTAATGGTAGAATATGCAACACCCTTATAGTTGGTAATCGCCTTCACACCTACAACTCGTATGGTATCATCCAGCGTAAACATGGTAGGGTCTTCTACCTTCAATACCATAGATGTACCAGTACTCTCCTCCGTTGTTTCCTTCACGGTAGTCTTGATAGGACGTGTACCGATACTCCAATACTCAACTACAAACGAGTTGGCAGACTTGGTTGTCGCATAGCGTGAAATCTGGTCAACTGGAGTAGCCATCGGGCGAATCTTGGTAATCTTCTCATCAATGTCGTTCAGATAATACTCCGTGCCGTTCTCGTTAAAGTACTCACGTCCCTGAGTCTCGCTCGCAATACCTTCACTCTGACGTCCAGCACCACCATTGCCAGCCTGATTAGCAGCAGGAGCACCACCAGCCTCAGCAGCAGAACCACTCTCGGTACTACCGCCATCAGGCAGATTTGCCGCCTCAGCCATGATAACCTGACCATTCACTCCAAAAATAACTGCCATTACCATAATAAAGATGGAAAACAGCCGATTAAATGTACTTTTCTTCATTGTTATTCTGAATATTAATTAAACATTATATATTATCTTTTTACCTTATCGAATTATCGAATGTGTGTTCTCTTCTCGTTGCCACGCTCATAGATATTACCCCTTCGTGATGCCCTGCCAACTGCACCAAGGTCAGGCTGGTTATCTGTTGGCTTGGTCTCTGCATTGGCAGAATCAAGGTCGGCAATACCATCACCCTTCTTTCTCAGTTCAAGGTTCTTGACGTGCTTGCTGTTCTTGCCACGAACCTCACCCTCATGGGCAGCATCAGCCACATCAGTATCATGGTTCTTAGCCTTGATGAAAGCAGTAATCATTTCCTCGGTAAACTTGCCAGTCACCACATTGCGCATTGTCTGAAAGCACTGGTCGATGGCATCGTTCACAGCTTCCTCGCCATACTTCTCTTCCAACTTGTCGAACACCTCATAGCTGGAAGGCATGTTCTTGTCATACTCCTCCTGCAATTTCTTGCCGTTGGCTGCATTCTGCAAGAACTCCGACTGAGCCGATGCAATCTCATCCGCATTGTCAGGGTCTGAATAGTAATCAATGGCATCCTCACCATGTGTACGAATCAACTCAGCGTAAGGACTCTTGCCAGCCTTCATCGCTTGCAGGAAGGTAGCCGCCTCAGGGTCACTACCCAGCCAATCGCCCATAGCCTTCTCGTTATCCTTGTAACCCTGCAAAGCCTTCTGGTCGGCATCATAATCATCGTTGATGGCTCCATACATAGCTTCATCATCCACATACTCCGTATTAGGGTGGCGGGTCTTTAAACGCTCCAAAGCCAAGTCTCTCTTGGTCTTGGTGTCTTGCTGTTTTGCAGCACCAGCATTCTGTTCAATATTTGTATTTTCGTCCATATATATATGTGTATATTTATAAATCAATGCCCAAAATTAATGCTTTTTTCCGATTTTTATCTTTTATCCGTTAATTTAGTCTAATCGGATACGACTAATTCAATACTTTTTTGTATATTTGCAGTGTCAGATATGAAATATAAGGATTCACGATGCTATTTTATAGAGGAACGTGATGCTGATTTATTGAGGGCTTACAAAGAAATTATTAATGTAAGAGACAATATCAGACTCTCAGAGATTGAGGAAAAGCTAGCCCAATCTCCGAGCAGAAGATTTTGGGTTTCAGAAGACCGTGCTTATATAGTCATATTAGACTTACTGAAAGGAAAACCTCTTGATAACATGATTCCTACCCGAAAGGAAATGTATCAGGAGATTTTCAGACGATTCCAGATTCATAAGATTAATGAGCCATATCTCAGTAATATGGATATTATCAAACGTGTATGTGCTGAAAAAGCACCCAGTTTCTATTTGACTCCTCAAAGCATACACGTAATTCTTAGCAGGGTGAGAAAGGAGGAGAAGCAAAGATGCTACGAGATACGAAAGAGAAGATTGCGCTTTATGCTGGGTACATTATAATAATGTGTATCACTTTTCTTGGATATGATGGCATGGGTCTCTTTGACGATTGTTCTATTCAGAACCGACTAAGCTACCCTTTCTTTCATCAGAACATCTTTCATGCTGCCATCAACCTTTATGTCTTCCATCAATGCTACCGAGCCATCCATTGTGGCATCGGTCACTTGGTGGCATTCTATCTCATAGCCATCAGCTATCCATTCACCTCTTCCCTACCAATCATCGGTCTCAGCGGCTTTATCTATGCTTACATGGGCTTTATCGCCCCTTACGTGGAGAATAAGGTAAGATACAATCTCACCATTCTCCTATATATCTGTGTTGGAATCTTCTTCCCTTGCATGGCAGTTGGAGTCCACATCTATTGCTATGTACTTGGTCTGTTGTGGGGTTATTTAAATGCACCGCTATGCCAAGACAAGTAACCGCCAAACTGACTGATGCTGTAGACAAACACGTATTGGGCATCCTGAAAGAGAACGAGAAACGAATCAAGGAAATCAACACGCCATTCAATCCTATCAAGGGTGAAGGTTGTGGAGATAAGCGATTCCTGCTCTTCCTTCCTGATTTCCCGATTCAGAGACAGCAGCTTCCAGTTTCGATGAAGAAGATTCCGCTCGTCAAGATGCTCATCGAGTTTGGTAGCTGCAAGGCGGTAATCGAGGAACTGCACAAGGATATAGACGAACCATACAACCTAGAGGAAGAAACGGAGCAACTGGTGGAGCAGTTTACTCGCATCAGAATGAAACACGACCCTTTCTTCTTCTTCGCCACATTTATCTATATCAAGCCGAAAGGTGGAGGTCTCCCCTTCCGTTTTGTACTCAGAAGACCGCAGCGAAGACTGCTCAGGTGGCTGGAGGAGCGAAGAAAGAAGAATCGCCCTATCCGTCTCATCCTGCTGAAAGCCCGACAATGGGGAGGTTCTACGGTTATTCAGATGTACTTCCTCTGGCTGCAACTCATGTGGCAGAAGGGTCTCAACTCGCTCATCGTGGCTCAGGTCAAGGACACAGCAGAGACTATCCGAGGAATGTTCGAGGAAGCTCTGAAAAACTTCCCGACCAAGTTTCTCTACGAAATGGGAGAAGCGTTCTCTGAGAACGAGCCGAAGTTTGTTGGAGTAGGAACATCAGGTAATGTAAAGAAGGTTCCTCAGCGATTCTGCAAGATTAAGGTTGGTTCCATGGAACGACCACTATCAGCCAATGGTGAAGACTACAACTTGGTACACCTTTCCGAGGTGGGATTGTGGAAGAAGACGGATGGTAAATCTCCTGAGGAGGTGGTGCAGAACGCTACCAATGGTATCTTGTACCGACCATACACGATGATTGCCTATGAATCCACCGCCAATGGTACTGGCAACTTCTTCCACAAGGAGTGGCTTGCAGCCAAAAAGGGACAATCTCAGTTTGAGCCGTTCTTCGTTCCTTGGTTCGAGATATACGATATGTATCACCTCGAATTTGAGAGCAAGAAACAGAAGGTAGAGTTTGCCAAATGGCTATATGAGAACCGCAACAATACCAATACGATGTCCGACCGAGAGGAGCCATGTACCTATCTTTGGAAGTTATGGACGCTTGGTGCTCCACTCGAAGCCATCAACTGGTATATTGCCGAGCGCAGGAAATTCACCGACCATGCCGATATGGCTGCTGGCTACCCTACCGATGATATTGAAGCATTCAAGCATTCAGGAGCCAAGGTGTTTGCCGAAGACAAGGTTGACAAATTCCGCAAGGGATGCCGAGCACCTAAATTCATCGGTGATGTTTATGGTGATGGCTACAAAGGCAAGAAGTGTATGCAGAATGTACGGTTCTGTGAAGACAAGCAGGGGCAGTTGTGGATATGGAGCAAGCCTGAGACCTTTGATGATTGCAAGGTGATAAACCGCTATCTGGTCGTAGTGGATATTGGTGGACGTAGCAAGAATTCCGACTGGTCTGTTATCTGTGTCTTCGACCGCTATTGGATGATGGAAGGTGGCAAGCCGTATGTGGTAGCCCAATGGTATGGGCATATTGATATGGACTTGCTGGCATGGAAGGCGGCTCAGATAGCCAAATACTACAACGATGCTCTGTTGGTGATTGAATCCAACACATTGGAGACGAAAGACAAGGAGCACATCTTGGAAGGTGGTGACCAGTCTGAGTTCATCCTGAATCAAATTAAAGATGTATACGACAATCTCTATGCACGCAAACAGAGCGAATCAGACATCAAGAATAAGGTTCCAGTGAAGTACGGATTCCATACCAACGTGGCAACCAAGCCAATGGTTATCTCAGTATTGGTTCAGGTTATCCGTGAACAACTCTATGTAGAGCGAGACGATAGATGCTTAGATGAATATCTCACCTACGAGAAGAACGGAACGGTATACGAGGCAGCAGACGGAAAGCACGATGATTTGCTCATGACTAGAGCCATCGGACTCCACATCTGTTTCAATGAAATGGAAATGCCTAAGATGATTTCCATTCAGGCAAAAGTAATGAGAAGAAAGGTTTCTGTTTCGGCAGCAACCATCATATAGTTTCAAACAATAATAATTACGATTATGAAAGTAACAAAGATTTTCAAGCGCATCAAGTGCGAAATTATGTACCGCCAAGCTACGGCTAAGGCAGACTACGCATCTAAGAAGAACAATGGTGAAATCTTCTATGTTCTTCCTACGCAGAAGGGCAACCTCATGATTATGAATCGCTCACTCTTCGAGGCATTCAAGAAAACCAAACTGGTAGACAGCGACATGAAGGTCAGAGACCTCTTCAAGGATTGTGTCTACCATACCAACTGCAAGAGTGAGAAGGGAAAGCGCAGCCGAAAGCGCAAATTTCTCAGATGGAAGGGCTTAATCTAAAATTTTTCTGCCCTAAATAAACGGATAAAAGATAGGTGGAGAAATTTCTGCCTATCTTTGTCTATTATTAATAATGTATACGTATATGGATATTTATAAGATTGTTAAAGGTAACAGCTTCGACCTTTTCATCAAGCTTCAGAAAGCCTACATCAGCAAGAATAAGCAGATGTTGGAAGATGTTGACGTGGCTGCCATCAGTAATCTAGAAGTACACCTTACTGATGCCTTTGGAGAGTGTGTAGCAAAAATGCCTTTTGTTCAGAGCGGAACAAATAATAGTGAAGTAGAACCAAGTGATATATGTGTCAAGTTCCCACCATTTCTAGAGGAAGGGTTATATGGCATTACCATTCGTGGCAAGTACAATGGAAACGACATCTGTAGCATTGAGCACCGCCTTTTCCGTATCGTGGAGCGCAATGGCAAGTCTCATATTCCTCTCGGCATCGTAGAGGGTGAAATGGGAGGTATGTACAATGCGAAGTACTGGATAGAACTGAACAATCAGAATGATGCTGATGTGGACGATACAAATGTATATCTGGAAGCGTCACCTTCTGTTATTGCTTATGATGGAACAGAACACACCATTAAACTCTCATGGCAAATTAGGAAGAATGGTATTGATACTATTCCCGACAATATTAAGATTATTGACGGAAGTAATATCATTGAACCTAAGACAACTGATACATCAGCCAATGTTTCACGTTCACAAGTAGGTTCATACGCTTTCCATATCATAGTCACGCTGAACGGAAAAATATATAAAGCAACTGCTTTTGTTACAATAGGTGCAAAGACTATGTATGGTGCATCATCTTTATCAGATGCAAACGAATTAGACCTATCTGTACTGAACGGAAGTAATACTTCTTTGGTCAATCAGACGATAACGGTTACTACAACAGATGAAAACGATGTAGTTTGGTTTATTTCAGACACTCCATTACAATTCATTCAGGGAAACATCGAAGCTGATTTCCACGAAACGATTATTGGTGCATTATATTATTATAATTCAGACCCACTTATTGCTGGTGACAATACTTATACAATAAAAGCAAAATAAATATGGTAAAATTAGGTAGTACGCTAGAATCTTCAAGAAAAGACAAAAGGCTAGCAAATTCAGATAATATATACGATAAGAGACTAGGCAAAATGCAGGAGGAAATCAACCAAGAGGCTTCTTCTCTATCTCCCGTTGACGAAGAAGACCTTACTAGGTCATACAATGATAACGGACGTTCTGTAACCAAATTTGCCGACCGCTCCTATTCACCTCAGAATTTCAGCGGCAAGGGCTATAAGATTCTTCGTAAGAATATCAAGACAGTCTCTATTGCCGTAACAAAAATAATAGTATCATCTGTTCCAACATCTGATGGCTACATATCTTTTATCATCAATGGTATAGAAAGCCATGTAGATGTTGTTGCATCATCTGATACGACAACAGATAAAGTTGCAGAAAAGATAGCCGCAAAACTTTCAGCTACTATGACTGAGTATGAAGTTTCAAAAGATACTTCAACGATTACTCTTACTCGCAAGTTTGGTGGCAAAGTCTCCACGCCATCATCTTTTAGTGCAGTTGGAACAGGAGCATCATGTATTATCACCGATAGTAACAAGATTGAACTCCGAAATATCCTAACGTCAGCTATGATTAGTCAACCTAATACAATATACGAAATCAGATACGACTTTGACTTGAATGGGGAGACTGTTCAAATGAAGGAGGGGTGTACCTTGAGGTTTGAGGGAGGAAGTTTAAATAATGGTATTCTTAAATGTGATAATACTATTATTAATAATGCTAATTTTGTAGTACTTAATAATTGTAGTTTTAGCGGAACTATATTGTCTGAATATGTTAGACCAGAATGGTTTGGAGCTATAGGAAACGGTATAGCAGATGATTCTAATGCAATTATTTCTAGTATAAATAGTGGTTGTGATGTTCTGCTTACCGATAATTCTATTTATGGTTTTTTAACATTTGAAAATGTATTTAACCTTAATGGACAGAAGTTGTATTCTAAAAAGAAAGCAACTTTTAGATACTTGAATAATTGGATAGATTATAACAATCCTAACACAGCTTACAAATGGATATTTAGTTTCATTGGTAACTCTTTTGAAATTAATAATATAAGATTTGATTTAGGTAAGGAGGAATGGGTTTCTAGAGTTGAAGTTAGTAATGAAGTTTATATGAATGCAAGAAACCACTCTTTAGCCAATGTTATTATCCGTAAATCTAGCAATTTCAAAGTTTGTAATTGTGATTTTATTGGAGGAATTCATTCACTTGATATTTTAAACGAGTGTTCTTACTTTAACGTAGATTCTTGTACATTTTCAAAAAATACAGCAGATAGCTTATATGTTACAGACGGTTCTCATAATGGAATTATTCAGAATTGTCATCTGTCCGATAATGGAGATGACGGATATTGTATAAATGTACAAGATGCACAATACATTGTAGGGCATGATATAACTATAATGAATTGTACTGGTACTAATTGCCAGGGAAGTTTATGTATAGCAAGTGGAGGAAGAGATGTATCCTTTATTAATGTAAATGGCGATTGCTTACGTGCTGCACCTATAAGAGTAGAATTTGTAAATTCTGATGTATATGGTGCTAATTTAGGAAGAGTTACTTTTTCTGGATGTTCTATTAAATGTAAAAAAGAAGGATTTTTCTCTTCAATAACAACTAATGCTAGTATTATTCCTGTCAATGTAGTGATAGAAAATTGTTATTTCTATTCAGATACTCCACTTACTCAAACATTTCATGAAGCAAACAATCATATCATATCGAATTGCTTGTTTGAAAACATATCATTATTTATTTTACATTCTAATAATGTAACTTTTAGTAATAATACTATTATTGCTCCGAATAATATAACTTGTGAATATTCAAAAGAAATTAAGTTTTTATCTAATAGATTCTATAATAGTGGAAAGATAGTAGATAAAATTAGAGAACAACGTCAAGTTGATGATTTATTGGTTAGAAGAAATGTCAATATTAAAAATTCTACTGTAAGATTTATTGGAAATCAATATGCATTCAATGGAGAATTGTCTGAAACTCAAAAATATTTTCATATCACATTAGACGATTACTGTTCTGGTATAGACTTTTGTCAAATTGATACAGATGTTTTTCAAACTAGAAATAATGAATTGTTGCATATTTCAAAGGAAGGAATCATAGATTTTAGCAAGTGTGAAGTTTATAATTTACTAAACATAAACAATGGTCAATTAATAAGCGATAAACTTACACACGTTATTTCGATTAAAGTTGACAAAGAATTGCTAAATTTATTTCCTTGGAATAGAAAATATGCAAGAGCGGCTTCAGTCAATGAAAGACCTAAAGAATTTGATATACCAAGTAATTATTCAAATGCAATATATTGTGATAACACAAATCAATGCTACTTTATATATAATAGCATAAAAAATAAATGGGACAAATTAGACACATCTAAGCCTTTTTATACAGAAGGAAATGAACGGTGTGCAGGTTTAACGATAAATAGACCTACATTAACAAATAAAGAAAATGACAAAGGCTATCAATACTTTGATGATAATTTGTTAAAACCAATCTGGTGGAATGGTACATCATGGATTGATTCGTTCGGAAATCCTGCTGATGCTAATAAACAAGGTACAACTGAAGAAAGACCATCAAGTGTACAGATAGGTTATATTTACAAAGACACAACTTTAAACAAACTTATTATCTGGGATGGTGCTGCTTGGGTAAACTTGGATGGTACTCAGCTTTCTTAGAGGTTATAAATGAAATATTAAGAATAAAGGGTGAGTCGAAAGATTCACCCTTTTCTTATGCAGCAATCCTGCATCAACCCATACATTAACTATACAACTTAAAGAACTTCTCACACAGACTCCCCATCATATAACATGGTTCCTCGCTCAGCATATCAATTCCATCCTGCTCACAGATATGCGCTACAACATGAAGAAGCTCATGACCTATTGTATTGATGATACTGCCATCTGATTCACACTTCCCAATGGCAAGTACACTCCTTCTTTCAGCTAGGTTGGAATAAGTAAGTCCCCTATCTACACTCTCCTTGGTTAGATGTTCGTAGGCTTCCGATAAAGGATTTCCATTACAGCCAATATCCGAAAGAGCATAGCATATCTCATCGGCATCAGGCGGCTGATAACCTATGAAACATACTATGCTCCAATCGTAATTCGGGAGTTCAATCACTCTTCTCATCATAACACATCTTCCCAAGGAATAGGCACACCATTGTGGCAGCAGTCTGCATAAAATCTGTTAAAGATGAAACCATCCTTCTGGTCGGCATCATCCACCATATCCTTGATAAACTGGGCTAGCTGCTCCTCATCCTTGATGGAAGACTTGTAGAAGTCTGCCCTCGCCATATTCGCCACATATACATGGTCGTAGCCTATCTTATTCTTCACCTCTATTCCCTGACCGAGCAGAAGGGAATCCACCTTCTCCTTATCCCAAAACGAGACACTTACATCACGCTTGGAGGAAGGGTCATACTTATACATCAGGCTCACCGCCCACTC